ACTGGAGACAATCTATTTGAATGGGATGCCATGATTATTGGTCCCACTAAAACACCTTACGAGGGTGGAGTGTTTCGACTAAAGATTCATTTTCCATCTGACTATCCGTTCAAGAGCCCCAATGTTATATTTACTACCAAGATCTATCACCCTAATATCAATAGTGGTGGTATTATTTGTCTTGATATCCTAAAGTCACAATGGTCACCCGCACTAACGATTTCAAAGGTGCTTCTTAGTATTTGCTCCCTTTTGAATGATCCGAATCCAAATGATCCATTGATGCCGGAGATTGCTCGTCAATATACAGAAGAACGCAGTAAATATGAGGCGATGGCGCGACAATGGACACTGCAATATGCAAGTATGTAAAAATTGTATAAATCGATGTTTTTCTACTTTGTAGATAATAATATGGAGTTATAGTATAAATGACGGATTACAAATTAACGGCATGTGCAATTGATGATTATATTTACGATTCAGTTGACCGAGCTATAACATGGATACCGGAATCCGGATCGTTTGTAAATCTTTGGACTTGTATTGCAGCATCGAGTGATGGAAAAAAATTAATTGCTACATCATACTTTGATGTCAACGATGCCTATGCATATGGAGAAGTCTATCGTTCGGTTGATTCTGGTGCAACATGGACTAAAATTATCATCGATATGGAACCTCATGTATGGTTTAGTGTTGCATCATCCAGTGACGGTAACATTTTATATGCAGGGGATTTATCCTTTTATTCTCCTTCAAGTGGATTGTATCGTTCTTTAGATGGTGGTGTAACATGGGAAAAAACATACTCAGGTAATTATTTATGGACAGCCATTGCATGTTCTGTAGATGGAAAAATTGTTACAGCTTCAGGTATTGAAGGTTTAGTTGTTTCAACCGATACTGGAGAAACATGGACACCAATTATCGTAGAGGGAAAACCGCAATGGTATTGGGCAGATTGTTCAACGGATGGTAGATTTATTGTAGCAACAGATTATAGCGAAAATGGATACATATGGACAATTCGGATAACACAAGACAGTGGTATACAAGTTAAAAAACAACTAAATTCTGGACCAATTGGTTGGCATTCTGTAGCATGTTCAGGAAATGGTTCTACCATTGTTGCCAGTAATAGTTCAGCGGATTTATACATTTCATATAATTATGGAGAAGATTGGATTAAAAAATGGAGTGAGCCAACTTTTAGTGATTCATGGTACCCAGTAGCTTGTTCCAAAGATGGTATGTGTTTGGCAGGTGGAATATTGTATGGTCCAATGATTACATCATTTGATGGTGGTATCACGTGGACTAGAGGAACCATTAAACAATGGACCAGAATTATTATTGCAACAGAATCTGAGGTATGTGTATTAGGTAAAACCAAAATTTTAATGGGTGATGGATCACTAAAGCCTATTAAAGATATCGTTCGTGGTGAGGGAGTAGTTACTGACAAGGCGACCGGTGCTACCAAACAAGTAGCCAGAGTGTTGGTATCGGTATCAAAGGGAACTGCAATTTGTCTGCCAAAATGTACACTGGGCAATACAGAAGATGTCATTTGTACGGAAGCACATCCTGTTTGGGCGTTAGATGGTTCCTATCGAATGAAGAGTAAAGATGTTAATGGTGCAATCCAGATCGAAAATTGGGATACCTTTTATAGTATTCAATACGAAGAAGAAGGAACCTATTATGCAGAGGGAATCCGTATGGACTCAGTAAGTCCTTATTATTATAAAAAAAGATTACCCAGAAAACTATATTTTAATAGAGCAAAGCATGATAAGCGAGTAATAGTGAAAGACGAAAATGATCCGAGAAGAGGAAAGCCAAAGATGATATAATAATCTAAAGATATAATATAAATGAGTGATTATAAAATAACAGGATGTGTATCTGGTGGCTATATTTATGATTCGATTGATAAAGGTGTAACATGGGTGGAAGAATCTGGGTCGCCTCAAACAAATTGGTTTATACTTGCTGGATCAAGCGATGGAAAAACAATAATTGCAGCTGGCTGGTATAGTGATCCAAATGACGTAACGCGTACAGATATATATATTTCAAATGATTTTGGTGCAACATATAACAAATCCTCTCTGATAATAAAAGAAAAAGAGTATTGTAGCGGTGTTGCATCATCTAGCGACGGCAGAATATTATATGTCGGTATAGTATTTGACGACTATATTGAAGCAAATAATTCGTCAGTATATCGTTCTTTAGATGGCGGTGTATCATGGGTAAAAGTATATTATAAAGATATACAATATACAACTATAAGATCAATCACATGTTCAGCAGATGGAAAAACCGTTGTTGTTGTAGGAGAACCCTATTTTGATGTTTCTATGGATGGTGGAAATACTTGGAAACCAGTTAATGTTAATATAGAAGGTGGTTGGAAAGAGGTAGATTGTTCAAACGATGGTAAGTTTATTGTTGCAATATCTAATTCAGAAGCACACATTTGGACGTTTAACGTACTAGAAAATAATGAAGTTATTTCGAACCAATTACTTACATCTGAGTTAATAGTTTGGAGTGATGTAGTCTGTTCAGGAAATGGCTCTACTATTCTTGGGATTCCAAATCGTATAGCTAGCCCTAATTACGTAACAATCTCTTATAATTATGGAAAAGACTGGAAAAAAATAAATCTTCTTGATTACATGTTATTTTCGACTAAAGGAGCATGTTCGGATGACGGTATGTGTTTGGCATTTTTGTCTTTTTACGGTGTTGGAAATGGAATGATTACTACAACATTTAATGGTGGTAAAAATTGGACTGTACAGAATAAATCTTACCCTAAAAATTGGAGTGATATCATGGTTACCAGTACACCTGTGTGTGTGTTAGGAAAAACGAATATTTTGATGGCGGATGGATCACTAAAGCAGATTAAAGATATCGTTCGTGGTGAGCGAGTAGTTACTGACAAGATGACCGGCGCTACTAAAAAAGTAGCAAGAGTCTTATCTTCTGTTTTTAAGGGAGCCGCAGTTCGTATCCCAAAAGGAACATTAGGGGGTACAGAAGAAGTGATTTGCACCGAAGACCACCCTGTATGGAGTGAAGATGGTACCTATAGAACCAAGAGTAAAGATGTAAAAGGAGCAATCCGTTTTCAACTTTGGGATACGGTTTATAATCTTCAATATGAAGAAGAAGGAACGTATTATGCAGAAGGAATCCGTATGGATTCTGTAAGTCCTTATTTTTACCAAAACAGATTACCGAAAGAGCTATACTTTAATAAAGCGAAGCACGATAAACGAGCATTGGTTAAAGAAGAAAATGATCCTAAAAGAGGAAAGCCAAAAATGATTTAGAAAAAATGGTTGTATTTATTTTATCTTGATAGGATAGTACATGAAATACGAACGAACCTGGACATTAACAGATCACGAAGCAAACCCAACCTTCTATACTGTCATTAACTATCGTTCCGAAACGGATATGCGCAAATTTTTATCAGCATGTGGCTATGACGAGAAGCTGTTTATAATTGATCTAAAAAAGAAAGATGAAAAGATTATGAATAATCGATTACTATGTAATTTTAACTTTTATAACTTTGATAACCGCCGCCCATTAACCTATAAAATCATTACCAATACGTTTAGTGAAAATTACGATTATAAGTTTTACTAATTTATTAGTAAACAATCCCCTGATAAGTTTTACTAATTTATTAGTAAACAGAATTCTATTAATACCTTAAAAAAGAATAATCCTATAGTAGTACCCTATCTATATGATTATTAGTTATCGAATCGATTATCGTACCCCAAAGTACCTGTTGGGTGAAACCGAATTAGAATTGTTGTCTCATGGATGTATGTATCAGATACGATACTTACGTAGCTCTATTATATATATTACTTCTGACTATTATGACAGTAATCGAGAACATCATGCTATATTTGTAGAAATCATCATGAAACACCTATTTGACTATATATTACCTTCCAATCTAAGTCACCATACTGTTTATGTAAGTGATTAACAATGAAAATCATTGTTAATCACAACCTCGGTAGTTTACTAATCGGTAAGTGATTCACATTGTTAATTACTTAATTATCCGTTAGTGCTAGTTGATAGAAATCCCCAAGTGGCATAATATGATTCTGATAAAATCTACTGCACAAATCGAGTCTCAAATAGGTCGCTTCTTCCACCGTATCCTTCATAACCAAATACTTGATAGATAGTTCATCCTTCTTTTGCCCTGGTCGATCCAAACGTCCCTTCATTTGCGGCAATTTATCGGGCTCAGGTGGTCTCGTAATCATCACATAGCAGCCGACCAAATCATTTAGACCATATGTACCATTGGCGTATGATACTACTACATGTTGTTTGCTAATGTCTGGATACAATCCTACACCAGGAACCCTCTTTGCAATTGCTTCTGCCTCTACTTTACTCTCCGCATAAATCAATGCCTTCTTATCTCCTACTGATTCTATCGCACTCTTGAAATGTGCAATATAATCTACTTTTTGATGAATCAATTGCTGTAGTCGTACGTATTTCATTTCGTTAGATAGATCACTGGTTCGAATGGAATCATATGTAGCTCGTACCTCTTTACTAAGCTCAAATCGAGTGACTTCTTCTGTCCACACTCGTTTCGTCGTCGGCAAATGAACTTTAATGCTATCACATAGAATCGTATCCAAGTACTCTTTGGTTACCGGCAAATCACATTGTAGCATATTCAACATGTAAAGAAGCTTATCGAATCGTGTACGGAAAAACGTAGCACTCAATAGTAACACTCCAAATTTTGAGTGAACGGTTTGTATCCATGCTGCCATAGTATGCTGTGCTTCCTTATTTTGAACCGTTAGACACTCATCAATCACCACAAACAACCACTTCTTCTCCAATAGGTGTTCTCTATTTCTACCCATTGTGGTAATGACAATACTGAGCCCATCTGACTCTTTCCCAATTAGAGATCCATTTGCTTGTTGCTCCAATAAGCCAATGGAGTTTCCAAAATGCTTACCGATTTCATCTCGCCATGTTTTGTATAGTTTATCAGTCGGCAACAACACCAATGCTATCGCCCGCTTAACCTTATTGTATCGATAGAGTTCTGTAATCGTACACAAGGCACTAAGTGTTTTACCAGCACCAACATGACTAGCGTCACCAAATCCTCGTTTTCCTTCTTCTACATTCTTCCGGATAAACTCTACTGTATCCTTTTGATGACTCCATAGTACACTCTTGGTCTCGATGGGAAGGATCTCTTCTACACCAATCTCATGAGTACGACCACAGAGAACATCTAGATCATCTAGTAGCATTCGATACTGACTGGTCTGTGGATGAATGCGAAAGGACAACTCACCGGAAACGGTGACTGCTTTTGGATAGCAATAGTGTAGAAGATTCATTAGGGACCAAATCACGCCTTCTTGTTCATCCACACTTTGATCTACCTTTTCGCCATTTCGGGTCACATGAGAGATTTCTACTACATGATCCTGTGCTGTGTAGATCTTCACAAGGACACTACGAAACAAGGGATGGGTGTTTTCTCGCAATCGAATGCAGCCGGTTCTAACGGAATGTCTAGAGATCCAATTGTTCTGGAATAGGTTACCCATTTGGTTCATACGCAATAGGTTGCGAATCAAGACTCGGTCCTCTTTCGAAGGTTCGATGGGCACTTCCATAGAAATCGGTTTAACCATCGCCGATCCATCGAACCAATCTAGTTCCACAACTGTTTTATCATATGAAACATAAGGTTTCTTCTCTTTCGTAACACCGATCTTGACTTTCTTTATCTTTTCTGGAACATTCCATCCAAATCCAACAGAACAGTCCGGTAGCGAGATTTCGATAGGGTTTTCTATTAGTTCTTTCCATACAACAACGGACTCTCGTGCATAGTCATCGTCTTTCAAGAACTCCTCTCCATTCACATACTTAATTCGAAACAAATCTTCTACATGGAAAATCACTTCTAGAATACGCTTACTCTTGACTTTTCGCTTTTGTCCAAATAGCTTGAGAAATAGCGAGCGCTTCCCGTAGGGGGTTAGGATGGATTCTTTTTCTACAACATTCATCTCGCCCATTTGGTTTTGGACTTTGCAGCTGTATTCGCCCCAGTAATCTAGCTGAATCGAGTGGATCAAGTTTGAAACAGGGGAATCAAACATTTCTGGAACGAATTGTTCCGGTCGGCGATTGTTATACTTGCTATTGAGTTCCCAAATCATGGAACTAACCTCCTGTGTGGTCTTCTTTTCTCTAATAGAGCCTTGTAAAGACAGAATCATATTCGGATAGCAATGAATGTCTACTCCCGTATACTTTGGTGTCCAACCCTTCATACATTTACGACAAATTACTTCGGCTTTGTTTGGTGTAAGTGGGAGTGGAATATAGGTTTTGAGCAATGTAGCATATCGTTGAATCATAATGCCATCGCCCGACATTTTAGGTACAAATCCATCGGCAATAAAGATCGTGGTTTGTGGTATGCTATCTAGAGAAAACACCGGCTTTGATACTAGATAAGTGCGCCACTCGTGATAATCATTCTTCGCATCACATCGAGTTAATGCACTAACCAATGAAACAACCTTCTCTAACAGTTGGTCGGAAATGATATAGTTTGGTTCTTTATGACACACGAGAGAAAACACCAATAGATCAAATAGGGAGAGATGGGAAGGATCTTCATAATACCGCATGTCCTCAATCACAGTAATAAATAGTCGCCAAAAGAGTTGTCGGGACCCGGAAACCTTCATGTATTGCTGCTCTGGTAGATTGTAGGGCTTAGAACGAGCCAATGCGGTAACGGTTTCCTGTACAATTTTAGTACTGCATCTTCCATGCCGAATGCATTTTTGAAGAGTAGAACTGGATAAACCCACACGGTTCTTTTGAAGCTCCATATCGCTCACAAAATGAGCGGATGGATCGAAGGAGATGATCACTCGGTGAGTTTCATTTGTCAACTCTACATAACAAGGCGCCTTGATATCCTCCTTTCCTTTCAACAAATTCGCCTTATGTCCCGAATCAATCTCGATCCAAACGGTCGTCTTATCACTTTTAGATAGAGTCTTAACGAGCTGAACATTCTTTTGCTCGAGAACTGTCATGCTATAAATACAACAGTAGGTAACCGGCGGACAACCCTTTCTGTGATCGAGCGTATCAATCTCTTTGTGAAGTAGATCTGCACTGTCGAACTGTCGCCCAATCCAATCACTCGGAACCACTCCATTTCCGATATTCACAATTTCTAATTTTTGCAAAATAGCATCGCTGCGAGTAAGCTTCATTCGGGCTTCGACCTCTTCGAGAACATAAGTAAATGGAATTTTCTTTTCGATGGAGAGTTTATTTGCTTTTAGGTAGGAAAGAATCGTATAGTCAATCACACTGTAGCCATGGACAAGTAGGTCATCCTTGATGTGAAAAAGTCGGACAATTGCATCAAACTCTTCTTTAGCGTAAAGTTCGAGAGCATCTAGTAAGAGTCGGTCGGTAAAAAGCGGCTTTACGGATTCGAGGACCTTTACGCCAAATCCATGGAAATCACCATTTCGGTTTTGTACCAATACGGTATCCTTTTCGCAGCCATACTGTGCTAGAGAATCCTCACTATTCACTCGCCTAGATGGCATGGAAGACTCCGCGATAAGCTTTTTTATCTCGTCGAGATACTCAGATAGGAGCGACGTCATGTTAGTAATGACTTTTCGTATGAAGGGGTCAATTTAGATTTAGGGTTGGGTGCCTAGATAAAATGAAATTGAAAACTATATCATTTTTCTAGACAAACCTATATTGAGAACTCGATAGATACTAATACAATGGGATTATCCGAGTCCAAGCCCGAGCGTTTGACCGCGGAGAAGCGAGAACAACGGGAGCAGAACAAGGCGATAATGGTGGAGCAACGCAAGCAGGAAATCAATCATGTCCAGCAGGAAATGATGAACCAGAAGCAATCGACTGCCCTGATTCAGGCGAAAGACTTGGTAGCAATGATCAAGGTCACCGAAACCGCGAAGAATCAACTTGATCGCGGCGGTGGTGTCTTGACAAAACCAGATTTGATTGCTGTCATCGTTGCCCTTCAACCTAACATGAGAAACGATATCTCTCGTCTAGAATCAGTGACTGTCTCGGACCTAAACAGCATGATTCGTTCGATCATCTACGATCCTAGCCGGGTAATGGGCAACTCGCAAACTGTCTATTTGAACGAACCCGGTCAGAAAGAGCCGATGAAGGCGTTGACCTTTTTCTAAATTATTTATGAAAAACAAATAAAAATACTAATCTACTTTGATTACGTCTATCTAGCCAGAGCCGATACTATTGTAAATTGAAAGCTGTAATTAGCTCTAGTCAAACAAACAAATCGACAATTCGATTGGACATGTCCGCCACCACCTTCGAGCAAATCAAACCGGCGATCCTCGCATCCCTCGGTCTCGAGGGCGCAAAGGGCTGCGGGTGCAGCTACGCGACGGAATACGAGTGGAGTCATCATCCGGACCATCCCAAGACGTACCTGATCTGGGCAGACTTCGACCCCACAGCGGAAGGAAAGGACGGCGTCGATGGCGCGTACATGATCCACCAACTCAAAGTCCTCGACACGCGTTTCTCAACGCCTGTCTCCGACAGACTTTCATACTCCCTCAGTCAGGTGAAGATTTCGAAGTGGTTCTTCGACAAGCATTACGGAACGATTGATTCCAAGAATTTCGGATGGTTCAAGATGGGATACAACGAGACCCCCTTCTTCCGCACCCGCATGGAGGAATTGCTCTCCAATAACAAGTAAATGTGCATTTGACTAACCCACTTTGTAACCTTAAACTTGCCTTTCGCTAGAACCGATACTATTACAAATTGAAAACTCTAATTAGCTCTAGTCAAACAAACAAATCGACATACCGATTCAAGATGACCACTTTTGAGCAAATCAAGCCGACCATCATCGCCTCCTTTCGCCTCCAAGACGCAAAGGAGTGCCAGT